CGTACAGCTTCTGATTGGACAAGTACAATTGCTGGAGTTACTTAAATTTTATTAAAGTTAATAAATTTTGGTTTAATGTTTTTTCTTTGTTTCTTATGTATATGTTGTAATTCATATTCCCAAAATAAGTCACATTCTTGATTCTTCTTTATTCTACATTCTTTGCAAGTTGTTTTGAAGATTAATAAATCCAATTTTTTGTCATTCATATTCAAATTTAAACTTCTACAAAATTTTCTGTAACAATCATAACAGTTTAATTCATTTGAAATCATATAAATTAATTCAATTGGTAACTTGTTCATCTTATTTTATAAATCAATCTTGAAATTTTCAGTCATTCGTTTATTTTTGGTTGAACTCAGGTTGGGGTTTATCTCTCGACCAATCATATTCAACCTTAATATGACGTCACTATGACTCAAGCCTGGCCTGTTAGCCTAGACCCCCTTATGCGGGGTCGACGGCCTGAGGGGATAGCTTTCACGCGCCGTGCATTTCAATGCTCGATCATGGGGACTGGGGCCCCGTTGTGAGATCCATTAGAAATCGCCGGAACACTTTCCTTTGTATGTCTGAGATCGAAAACGTTTCCGGACGTTTTTGTATCGAGTGTAGTATATGGATTAGATGTATGTAGACTGAGTCACTGAAATTGAGTCATAGTATTACCTACATACATCGACGACTCACGACTCTATTGAAAAAGAGGCGTAGTCGTAATCCCCTAATATAGAGGCCTTTCCCGCGCCTCTCAAAAATGTAGAAGTATATAAAGCGAGGTGTATTTTGAAATAAAATATGAGACAAGCTCGCTATTGGATACTTACTATACCTCACTATGCCTATACTCCATACAAACACCCAGAAGTTCAATACGTCCGTGGTCAGCTCGAGGAAGGTCACACCTCTGGATATTTACATTGGCAATTGGTTACAGTCTTCTCAAAACCTCAAAGTGCACAAGTTATTAAAAGACTTTATGGAACTTGTCACTGTGAGCCCACAAGAAGCGATGCAGCTATGGAATATGTATGGAAAGCAGATACAAGAGTTGAAGGTACCCAGTTTGAATTGGGACAACTACGAATGCGTCGTAATGAAAGTAAAGACTGGGATAGAATTAAGTCAGACGCTCAGGAAGGAAAATTGGATTGTATACCTGCCGATGTTTACATTCGTTGTTACAACTCTCTTAAAAGAATCGCTGTGGATAATGCAAAACCTGTTGGCGTTGTACGTGAAGTCACCGTGTACTGGGGCCCAACTGGAACAGGCAAGTCTCGAAGAGCATGGGAAGAATCTGGGTTACTCGCTTACCCTAAAGACCCTAATACAAAATTTTGGGACGGATATTCAAATCAAGAACATGTTGTCATCGATGAGTTTCGTGGTGTCATTAACATCTCAAACGTTCTCAGATGGTTCGATAGATATCCGGTTCTTGTTGAGGTCAAAGGAAGCTCTGCTGTTTTGTCAGCAAAACATATATGGATTACCTCAAACCTGGATCCCCGTTTATGGTACCCCGACTTGGACGAGCCAACAAGAGATGCGTTAATGAGAAGGTTACAAATTGTATATATGCCTTTGAATTTTTATTCTTAAAAAAATTAATAAAATGTCAAGTAGGATGATCCCTTTCACACCACCTGCCACTCCTAGTCCCTATGTTGCAGGTGGGTACCGAGCTGCTAGATTGCTTTGGAATAACAGAAATCAGATTTCTAATGTTGTCCGTAATGTTGTGCGTAGACTTAGGACTCAACTTGATGGTCCTCGTCGCTTACATTCACGTCAGTTTAGACAAAATAATCCTACACCTATGGATTCATCTTTGTCTCAAAAAGAAATGAAAAAAAATGGAAAATCAAGATTACGCGTTCGCTCTAATGTTGTTTCTCGCAGTCGTAAAGGTCGTAAAACTTCTAAGAGTACTAGTCGCCAGAATCCCAAACGTCGCAAAGTAAATAATGAAAGTACTTTTTTACGAAAAGGATATGTTCAAACAATTGAATATGGTGGAATTGAAGCAGCTCAGAATTGTGCTTATGTGGGACATGGTAGCGCTCCTGCCATATCAATTAATCAAAATGTGTTTTGTGCGTTAGTTAAGAGTTTATTTGCTTTGATGCATGTTAATATTGTTTCAATGAAAGATAATGTTCCTCCTGAACATGAGGATTTGGTCTTTTATTTCAATGTTGAAAACAGGGTTACTGGTGTCACGTCTTCTGGTTTTTCTGTTGGTCCTGTTGGTCCTATTTCATACTTGACCATTGCCAATGCTTTTGCGAATTGGTTTTCTGGTTGGATAGCTTCCTCTGCCAACGAAATATATGAATTTAATTACTTTGAAGGTAGCAGTGATGTTTCTGGTACTGCCAAATCTTGGAGAATTTGGTTGAAGGACACGTATGTGGAGCATGTCACTGTTTCAAAATTAAAAATTCAAAATCGCTCAATCATTGTTGATACTGCTGGAACACAAGAAAATGCGTTAAATGTAGATAATGTACCTGTAATTGGTCAGTGTTATACTGCCAAAGGTACAGGATTTGTTTATAAGGGTCATATTAGCAATACTGGTATTGGTACTAGACCATTTTTTGCTGATTTCACATATGGTCATATTGTAAAGGATGGTAGCGAAAATGAAATTTCTCAGTTAAATGAGCCACCTCACAAAGGTATGTTTGATGCCACATCTTTTGGTGTTAAAATGATTCCTGGAGAAGTTAAAACTCATACCTTAGTGTTCAAACGCAAACGTGTCAAATTTCAAGATTTCTTGGTCAATTTACGTTTGACGGGTGCTGCTATTGCTGCTACCGGTACAATTAGGAAAGGTTATGGTGAGGTTACTATGTTTGCTCTTGAACATTTGTTAAAAACAACTTCTGATGGTGTCAATATTGCTTTTGAAGTTAATTGTAAGCATATGACACGTCTCAGACAGACTTTTCACCAACGTACAGCTTCTGATTGGACAAGTACAATTGCTGGAGTTACTTAAATTTTATTAAAGTTAATAAATTTTGGTTTAATGTTTTTTCTTTGTTTCTTATGTATATGTTGTAATTCATATTCCC